GCAGTACTTTTACCGTTACGCACCACCCCGTCTGTAGCTGAACAGGAGGGACAGCTGATAGAAACAGAAGCCACTGGAGCACCTCAAAAACACCATCATACACTAAATCAGTAAGTTGGCAGCATCACCTGCGTCTGCCTTCGCTTTCAGGTATTTCGCGGTCTTCAGCTTCATGAACATTTTGCGCTTAACCCTGCCCTGCTTCGTCCGGGCAGTCATGCGACGCGGTACCCACGGCGTGCCATCTGGCGCGCGCTGTGCGGTCATGTTTTGCTGCTGAATCCGGCGCACATCCCGCGCCACTTCACGCAGCATTTTCTTCCGCTCTGCCGGTTCCAGCTTCGCCAACAGCGCTGCCAGCCAGGCATCTACCTGATGTAATTCACTCATCAACGGCCCATCCAGTACTCGTCTGGTTCCTGCGGTTCCGGCACGGCTTCGATCTGCATCACCCCGTTAACTTCACGGGCCAGTACACGCTCCGTCAGTTTCAGGTTCAGACTCAGATCACATGCCCCATTACCGAGAATATCCACCTCAAAGGTAAACAGCTTTTCCCGCTCAGTTGGGTTTTGCAGCAGATCTGGCTGGTTGTCGCGCAGCCAGAAAAGCACCGGTGCCATCAACAGATTCTGATCACCGGTAAAATCTGTCACTACTATGTTCAGGGTGTAACGGTACTCCCATGAAATAGAGGCGGCGGAGGTAGCAACCATTGCGCCATCATCCACAAACAGATGCAGCCTGTCCGGGTTGTCCCGGACATAGGGCACCGCGCTACTCAGGGCTTTGCGTAAAGATTGCGGCTTGTTCATCGTTGCGTTCCTGGCAATTCACTATGGTATCCACTTTGTCCGCGCAGTTCGCCCAGGCGGCCTCCGTCTCATCCAGCTGGCGATTCAGATCCCCGTTACTGCGTGGGGCTGCTTCCGGTAGCTGGCAGCGCGTTATTCTGGGACAGCCATTCACGGTAAGAATGGCCTCCGGTGAGTGCCGGTCGGGTGCGCAACCGCACAACAGCAGCAGGCAAAGAGGTATTACTCCAGCGGCGCAACGCTTCATTTTCACGGGTCAGTTCCTCAATCCGGCGCTGCCGTTTCTGTAACAGCGCACTGGTTTCTTCAACAGCCGCATAAAGGCGAGTCTGCTCGCGGCTGTTGGTCTGCGTCAGGATATTCAGGGCAATCAGCTGGCTGCTTTTCTGATTCAGCTTCACTTCCAGCGCAGCCAGTGCATCTTTTTGTCTGCGCTTTTCCTGTTCTGCGTTATCCAGCCGCCACGTCTGAATGCCGATGGCCACGATCCCGATCAGCGATATCACAATAAGCGCGCGCATCACGTTATCCCTTCTAAGCACCAGGCCATTTCCCGTGAGCGGCGGTTTTTCAGTCCCTGGCTGAATATCCCGTTCACATAAACCCAGCGTGGCAACTGATAACAGGCATCACGCCAGCGCTTTTCCCTCAGCAGCTTCACCATCGTTGAGCCACAGGCTTTTTCGGTTCCGACATTGAATGCAAATGACACCAGCGCGTCATAAACCTGCTGCGGCATCGTGACTGCTACGCATTGTGCCAGCGCAGCTTCTACCCTCAGCACGTTGGTGATGAAGTTACCCGCCGCCTGCCGTTCCGTGATCGACCGGCCCGGCACCACGCCAGAGGTATTGCCAATCCCGTCCGTCCATACCCCGGCGCTGCACTGATAGGGTTTCAGGCGACAGCCTTCGTAATCCGCGATGAGTTTCAGTCCCTCTACCGAGGTGCGCAGCTGCTGGAAACCGGGCAGCGTGGCGGCAATCGCCAGCACCGCTCCGATAGCGCACCGCTTAACGGTTTGCAGATTCATATTCCTCCCGGCTGATTTTCCTGCTGGCAAGCAGCTGAAAAGTTTTGCGCCGGTAGTACCAGCTCACCAGAAACATGCCTACGCCCAGCACCATGCCAAGCAGCGTGGCAACGTCCTGTAAATCCCATTTACCCAGCCATCCCATTCCCACTGCGATGCAGTAAGTGAGGAAAGCGCTGATACGCTCTGTTGTCATGATTCAGTCCCAAAGCTGCACGGTCTGCGCGGTGGCTGCGGGCGTGATATCCGGCAGCTCCACCTCCAGCCCGTGCGGTAAAAAAGGCCCGTGATCCACCAGCCCCGGATTTGCCTGTAACACCTGTTCTGTCAGTCCCTGCGTGCGGCCGTAATGTCGCCAGCACAGCGCATCCACGGTGTCATACTGCTGCGCGCACACTTTCATCAGATCAGTTCCACCATACAGTGCGGCTGGTCCTGCACACGGCTGATAGCCCAGCGTGCATCCCGCCACAGTTCCCCTGTCGCATCGTCCAGCGCTTCCCCACGTTTCACTCCTGATGCCGTGGCGTCATAATCCTGATAACGCTCGTTCAGCATCGCCCGTGCCCAGCACCAGACCGCGTTGCGGTAGTGATGGAGGCGTTCACTCTGCCCTGCCAGCTTGTCTGCCGGAACATCCGCCAGGGACGCATAACCCAGCTTCTGTTGGCGGGTCCGGAAGTCGAACAGCTCCGCATTTACCTCCGCTATCGCGGTCAGCAAAACCTGACGTAGCCGGGGCGTGGTTATAGTCCCGTCAATGCGCATCGCCTCCCGGAATTCGGCCAGGCTGATATCCGGCCAGAAAGAGGTGTTCCCGATGATTTCCGGCGTGTCCGTTACCTGTTCAGGCGCTACAAATTTCATTGCTGTGTTTCTCCTGAAGAAGTTGGGCGGTGGACGGGGTTTTGATAAGGCAAAGCCTGTCGCCACCCCGTGCCGCCCCGCGCGTGGGCACGTCCGGTTAACAGCTGGCGTTACGCAGCTTGCGCTCCAGTTGCTCGATGTCTTTTTTCACTCCGCTACGTTCGTCCAGCTGCAGAGCATGTTTAAGGTGACAGAGAGCGGTAGCGGGATCGCTTTCACGCAGCAGCCAGCCCAGCGACTTATGTAAACGGGCGCGCGACTGGTCCGGCATATCCCGATCACCAATGACGTCCAGCGTCTGCACAAGCAGATCGGCGTCAAAAGGGGCTTGCGCCAGGATAGCGGCCTTTGCCGCATCGGCTATCTCCTCAGCCAGCACGGTCTGTACGTTGCGATTAAAACCCTGCGGCATCACCCAGCCATGTCTCAGCGCATGGCGGCCAATGGTGAGCGCACCGGCATAATCTCCGGCGTCGATGCGCCAGAGCATGACGTACATCAGCACGTCATCCTGCTGCACAACATCAGCGGCCAGCATTGCCTCCACCCAGACGGCGTATTTAGGCAGCAGCTCCTGTTTGATTTCGGCTTTTTTAACAGTGGACTGCACGCTTTTGAGGCGGCGGCGATCCTCATCCAGCTGCATCAACATCTGGTCATAGCCGGATGTATGACGGATATTGCCGCCCTGGCGAGCGGCCTCCTGTGCCTGAATAAAGCGTGTATGTGCACGAAAAGGATTGGTCATGGATCAGGCTCCGGCATCATCACCGGCAGGTTGCTGACTGCCGTTCGCAAGCATTTCCCGGAACACGTTTGCTACGGCCGTCGAGATGCCCTGAATTTCCGCATTGCTCTTTGTCGCTTCATCGCCACCATCCAGCAGCTCGATGTTTTCAATCAGGCAGGTACAGTCGTAATCTTCAATCACGTATGCCTCGTTGACCGATTCATAGTTTTCGATGCGGTCACGCCTCGGATTGTCGATCACCGAACGGCGCCGGGTTTCGTTTTGCCAGTAAATAGAGAGGTTATCCAGCCGGGTGATCAGCACAGCATTGGCCGGAAAATACGGTGCACGTACAGCGGGCAAATTGCCGATACGCTTCTGGCTGATAATCAGGTCAGCGGCCAGTTTTTCGCTGTTTGGCTGGTCCTGATTAACCAGCGGGAAATACTTATCAGCAAGCAGAGCTCGCCCGCAGATCACTACCAGTTCGGTGTCGTCCTGATACTGAACGGCGATTTTCTCGTTAACCGCGCCCATTACCATAGCGTCAAGATTGCGGAACAGGCCGCCTTTCCCCACCGTGATCGTGTCGGCGAGGATCGTACCGTCTTCACCAACATGCTTACTCACCACCTGCGACGGTTTTTCCTGGCGGATTTTTTCCAGCCAGCCGATATTCACATCTTCCAGCAGCGGGTATTTGCTGCGGTCAGAGGTTTTTTCACGCTTCACGCCGTTAAAGCCAATCATGATGCGGTCCAGCGCCTGGCGCTTAACAATCATGTCGCGGATGCGGGTCTGAAAGTCCTGAAACTTCGCCCACATGTCTAACTTGCTGTAAGGCAACGCGGTGTCAAAGTTGGTCTGGGTACATTTATAGCCTTCGCCGTCGATATAGGTTGGATCGTTCGGCTCACGCTCTTTCTTCGTCGTGTCCGTCGTTCCGGCAATGGTGCTGCCAATACCCAGCCCCAGACGCTCGCCGCTCTGTTCATCCACCGGCACGATATTAATTTTCTGCAGAAACGCAGATGACTCCTGAATTTTGGATTCCAGCGTCTGGGCAACGGAGGGTTCGACCGTGAATTTTGCGTTGATGTCCGATAATTCCACATCGTTAATTTTCGCCAGCTGCGCCAGGAACGCATTGAATTTATAACGGGTTTCTTTTTTCATTGGTTATCTGCTCTGAATCTGTGAGGTAATCTCGCTGGCCGCTCTCAGCAATCGGTCAGGCTTTCACCGTGCCCCGGACCGCCCGTAGAACGCGGACGAAAATCATCACGGCTGTCCTGGCGGTTCAGCTGTTCCTGCAGCGCATCAAATGCCGCTTTGTACTCCTTCACTTCAGCTTCCAGCGCTTCTGTGCGTTTCACCTGTTCACTCAGCGCGGCATCGGTCCGGGTGCTGTAGTTCTGGTGTTCAGTGGCAATCAGCTCTACCGCCTGATGGACGTCAGTAAAACGCGCCTCGTCGGTCTGCTCTTTTTTACTGAACAGCGCAGCGATACGGGCGAACAGCCCCGGTTTGTCCTCCGGCACTTCTTCCAGCTCAATCAGCGTTTCTTCCGCTGCGCTGAACAGGTTGGCAGGGTCTTTTTTGCGGTTAGCCAGCGGGTTCTGACTGGCGCTGGCGCTGAAAAGCAGCATCTCGGTGCCGAGGCTGGCCGGATCGTCAGTTGCCGCCAGGCCAATCAGGTAGGCTTTGCCGGTGTCAGCAAACTTCGGGCTGATCTCCATTGAGGTGAAAATCTTCTGCCACTGCTTCGTCAGGGCAACCAGATCGGAGGTTGGTTCGATATCGGCATACAGCCCCATCTTGCCCGCCAGTGGCCCTTCAGTGATTTCCTCAGCCGTCAGGCCCGTTACCCGGCCATAACGTTTAAACGTGCCGTCAGGTGAAAAAGATTTCAGGTGCTCAAGATTAATCAGTGCCGTGTACACCTCCGGGTCATAGGAGGCGGCCATTTCAGTCAGCCACTCACGCTGGATCGCACGACCGTCTGTGGTGGCACCTTCCACCCCGATACGAAAACGCTTTGCTTTCACTGCCGCTGCCATAAGTCAGGCTCCGTTGAGAAAAAATGCTGTGAAGCCCTATGTTTGCTGCGGTAAGGAGACTGAAACAACGAAGAGGCGTTGTGCTGAAAACCGCACAAACAGCGGCAACGGAAAAGCGCACTGCAGGGCCGTATTTTGTGCCCATGACGATGATGACGCCCGACGACCTTGATCCCCGCAGGCAGGCGATGCTTCTGTACTTTCAGGGATACCGTATCGCCCGCATTGCTGAAATGCTGGGAGAGAAACCCGCGACCGTTCACAGCTGGAAGAAGCGCGATAAGTGGAGCGAATATGGCCCGCTGGATCAGATGCAACTCACCACTGCCGCCCGTTACTGTCGGCTCATCATGAAGGAGCACAAAGAAGGGAAAGATTTTAAGGAAATCGACCTGCTGGCACGCCAGTCTGAACGCCATGCACGCATCGGCAAATTTAACAACGGCGGCAATGAAGCAGACCTGAACCCGAAGGTGGCGAACCGCAACAGCGGGCTGCGTAAGCCACCAGAGAAAAACGTATTCACCGATGAACAGATCGAAAAACTACAGGAGGTTTTTCACGATTCGATGTTTGCTTACCAGCGTAAATGGTGGGAAGCAGGCAATAAACATCGCATCCGCAACCTGCTGAAGTCGCGCCAGATCGGTGCCACCTTCTACTTCGCCCGCGAGGCGCTGGTTGATGCACTGACTACCGGGCGCAACCAGATTTTTCTCTCGGCCAGTAAAGCGCAGGCGCATGTTTTCAAACAATACATTATCGAATTCGCCAAAGAGGTCGAGGTTGAACTGAAAGGCGATCCGATTACGCTGAATAACGGCGCTTGTCTTTACTTTCTGGGCACCAACGCCCGCACCGCGCAGAGCTATCACGGCAATCTCTATCTGGATGAATATTTCTGGATACCGAAGTTTCAGGAACTGCGCAAAGTGGCATCAGGTATGGCGCTGCATAAGAAATGGCGGCAGACCTATTTTTCCACTCCGTCCAGCCTGACCCACAGCGCCTACCCGTTCTGGTCCGGGGCCATGTTCAATAAAGGCCGGGCCAAAGCGGACCGCATCGATTTTGACTTGTCACATGCCGCCCTGTCACCAGGCCGGTTATGTGGTGACGGCCAGTTCCGCCAGATCGTCACCGTTGAGGACGCGGTACGCGGCGGCTGTAACCTGTTTGACCTTGAGCAGCTGCGCCTTGAATACAACCCGCCGGAATACCAGAACCTGCTGATGTGCCAGTTTGTCGATGACCTGGCCTCCGTGTTCCCGCTGGCTGATCTACAGGCGTGCATGGTTGACAGTTGGGAAGTCTGGAGCGATTTCGAAGCACTGGCGCTGCGTCCTTTTGGCCACAAACAGGTCTGGATCGGCTATGACCCGGCGAAAGGCACGCAGAACGGGGACAGCGCCGGATGCGTGGTTATTGCGCCACCAGACGTACCGGGTGGTAAGTTCCGCATTCTGGAGCGCCATCAGTGGCGCGGCATGGATTTCCGCGCACAGGCCGAATCTATCCGCCAACTGACGCAGCAATACAACGTGACTTATATCGGCATCGATACCACTGGTGTCGGGCATGGCGTGTATGAAAACGTGAAAACCTTTTTCCCGGCGGTGAAGGAGTTCGTTTATAACCCGAACGTGAAAAACGCCCTGGTGCTGAAAGCCTGGGACATCATCAGCCATCGGCGTCTGGAGTTCGATGCCGGACACACCGACATCGCGCAATCCTTTATGGCGATCCGCCGCACCACCACAGCCAGCGGTAACCGTCCTACCTATGAAGCCAGCCGCAGCGAAGAAGCCAGCCACGCCGATCTGGCATGGGCGACCATGCATGCCCTGGCGAACGAACCGCTGCAGGGCGAAGCGGCCCACACCCAAAATATTATGGAGATGTTCTGATGAGCAAACGAAAAAGCCGCGCCCGCACGCAGCCGGTAAGCCAGTCGGCGCAGTTGACCGGCACCCCGGCAGCAGAGGCGTTTACCTTCGGTGATCCGGTCCCGGTACTAGACCGCCGCGAACTGCTGGATTATGTGGAATGTGTGGTAATGGATCGCTGGTATGAACCGCCGGTGAGTTTTGACGGCCTGGCCCGCACCTTCCGGGCCGCAGTGCATCACAGCTCAGCCATTACGGTTAAGCGCAATATTCTCACCAGCACTTTTATCCCGCATCCGCTGCTCAGCCAGCAGGCCTTCAGCCGCTTTGTGCAGGATTATCTGGTGTTTGGGAATGCCTATCTGGAGAAGCGCACCAACCGGTTGGGCGGCGTGCTGTCGCTGGAGCCTTCACTGGCAAAATATACCCGGCGCGGTACGGATCTGGATACTTACTGGTATGTGCAATACGGTCTGAACAAACAGCCCTATCAGTTTACTCCGGGTAGTGTTTTCCATCTGATGGAGCCGGATTTGAATCAGGAGATTTACGGCCTGCCGGAGTATCTGTCTGCCATTCCGTCCACGCTGCTGAACGAGTCCGCTACCCTGTTCCGCCGCAAGTATTACCTTAACGGCAGCCACGCCGGTTATATCATGTATGTGACCGACCCGGCGCAGAACCAGGAAGATGTGGACAGTATGCGTAAGGCGATGAAAAGCGCGAAGGGGCCAGGGAATTTTCGAAATTTGTTTATGTACTCACCGAACGGGAAGAAAGACGGGATTCAGATCATCCCGCTGTCAGAGGTGGCGGCAAAGGATGAGTTTTTGAATATTAAGAATGTGTCACGGGATGACATGTTGGCCGCGCACCGTGTGCCACCGCAGATGATGGGGATTATCCCGAATAATACAGGAGGGTTCGGGGATGTGGAGAAGGCCAGCCGCGTGTTTGTGAGGAATGAGCTAATGCCGCTGCAGAAGCGCCTGGAAGAGTTAAACAGCTGGCTGAGTGATGAAGTGATCCAATTTTCGCCTTACACACTGGATATATAAATTTAAACTACTCTTCATGAGGATTGACGTTGGCTTTAGCCGTAATACTATACTTCCCTGAGATGAAGTCTTGTCTCAGGGTGGCCAACTTCATTTTTGTTGCTGAATAAATCCGGCGTGCTTGCTCGCGGGTTTGCTCATCTGCATATGAATCATCTATGACGGATTTTTGTTCAGCTAAATCTCGCTTAAGCCCGCTTCTCAGACTCACCAGTTCGTGTGGCTCCATCCATCTACAGTAAAAATAGACCCCAATATAAGAGATCACTCCACTAAGTATCGGCACGCATAGAGCTGCAATTTCTTGGTTGTTCCCATCAAGAAATCGTGTCAAGCCCATCAATAAAGTACCGATACCAGCAGAACTGAAAACACCATTACGAATGCTCTTGGAGGGGGACTCAGGCGTGACATTACTCACTGGACTTCACCCCGAGCTTCTTCAAGCTGCTTAACGATAGGTGAATTTAATGAAAGATTGACAGTCTTCTCGCTTACCAACTTTCCATCATGATAATGCCTAACTATAAATACCTGATTTTTCTTAAATTTCCCTGTAATGTAATACCCCAAAGCGCTGAAAAACTTCCATGCAAAAGGGGACAGGATAATCAACCCCGCCCATGTCATAAAAGTATAAATTGTAGCCAGCGCTTCAGACTCGCTCATTTACAGAATTTTCCTGTCTGCACCCACTCGATGCCTTATTACTTGAGTAATCACATATTCAGTTCGCTGAGAGCGGGCTGTGGTCTTAGTGATCGTTGAAAGAGACACTTCAAACATATCTCCTTTAGTGAAGCTTTTTTCACTGTCTCTAACGCGAGCCATGAAACCTTCATCTTCCATTCTTACTGAATGTTCTTTGCCATCATATACCATTTTCCACCCACGATTAGAATCGAAATTTATCTGGTTCAAAATGATATTTGTTACTTGGGTTTCAATTTTTTCGTCAGCGAGCGAAGCTTTAGGTAATGGAGTAAAGTCTTGAACTTCATCATCTTTAACGCTAAATACCGGTTCGTCTACGCCTTCTAACTCAATTTGGAAAGATGGGGCTTTTTCGTCGTTAAGCGGCTGAGTGATAACCTCATTCATAGCCTTACGAATCACTGGGTCTGCTACCAATCTGGCAACTGTTGTATTCACAACAACCGCCTCATCTTCAAGCTCAATGGTGGAGTTACCAGTGCCAGCTTCGGTATTGATGTTAATGATGCGCTTGTCTTTCAACTTCCGCGCAATACCGAAAGCCGTTCCGCCAACAACCGCAGCCGACGCTGTGCTGATACCTAAGTACTTCATGACGTCTAATGCGCCCGTATCTTTTATTAATAGTGCAAATTCGATAACAAGCGATCCGGCTTTAGCCGGTGCTGTTACCTCAAGCTCTAAGGTTCTGCCATTGTTAATAATGTCGTCAGCTCTATTAATCATTTTGGCAAATTCAACGATAGACATGCCCAAGTCATAAGCGTTCATTTTATGATTGGCGATATCAGATCCTTCAGCAGCACCATAGTGAACTGAAAATTTCTTGTACTCTTGCTTGGCAGTCAAAGTTGTATCCTTTTAATTAGACTGTGATTCTTTAGAGCCACCCCGGTAATGTTAGGTTAAATCCTATTGCTTTCTGGGAACTGACTCATATTTATGATGTGCAGAATACAAAAAAAAAAGTTACAAGGTAAATAAATTTAATACTTGCTAAATGTTGGCTTGTAAGGACTGTGAACTCTGTCTGCGCGCGCTCGTAGCCCCGCCACGCCTGCCCGCTTTACGTAGCGGTTTTCATGCACCTGCACGAGATATGAAAAAGCCCGCCAGAACTGGCGGGCTTAGGCATTAGCGATCCTTTTTGGATCATGCGATTTCATGCAGGCTTTCCTGGCTCTTCCTCTGCAACCTCAAGCGTAGAAAACTCATCGAAAGACTTATACGTTTCCGTATCGAAAAGCGACACCGACTCAACCTGATCCATAGGGATTACATGCCGGAAATGCTTAAAACTGAGTGGGGAGGAGTCAGCGGTAATGTCTTTGCTAAGGTAAAGCTCATAGTAACGGTGCTGTTCGTGATAACGCAGTGTGTCTTTATCGCGATAGCCGCTGATATAAGGGATGATTGCCAAATGCTGCGTATCCTGATGCTCCATGCGGGGAGCGGCGACGTAACCGATATAGACCTTCCGGGATTTCAGAGTAACAAAGATCAACTTACCTTCGTCGATAGCCTGAACGAGTAAGGACTCGATGCCATCCTGCGCCGCCACTTCTCTGTACGCTTCCTGACGGGTTTCTTCGTTTTCCAGCGCTCGCCGGGCATTAATTCCCTGGTCATACGCCAGCCATACCGCCGTAAGCATGGATAAAACAAAAAACAGGGGGTAAGTCATTATCCTGATATCTGTCAGCCAGGAATACAGATCAGCATGGAGTACGGGCCAGATTAAGCCCAGCAAATTGATGAAGGTACTAATAACCAGAAGGGCTAAAAACAGAACAGAAACAATGATAAAACCCTGAATGGCAAACCTGCATCCATGCATCGCTACATAAAAATAGGCGTTCCATCCGTTACTGCGCGCCTGCCTGATGCGGGACTGGTAGTGATTTTCCGTATACCAAAACCCGCATACCAGTACGACCATAATAATTAATGGTCCCATCTGTCATCCTTTACGTTTTGCAGCCAATTCTTCCATGCGGGCACGCATCGATTCACGTACCTGCTGATTGTTCATGTTAAGGGTGGCAGTACCGTTTGCATCAGTAATAATTTTGCTGCTATCGGACTGCTGCACATCCTGGCGGATAACGTCCTGCATAATCCTTCCCGGCGCTGACAGCACCTTACGGAGAAGTTCAGTCATAGTTCCTCCTGAGGACACAAACGCTACTGGCAGCGGCGTTTAATCGTGCTGCTCTCTAATTTTAGGACAGCATGCATATGTATATGTTCGATGAGAGCAACTGCTTAACGCATTTTCATTTCACAGCGCAATCATAATGACTTTCTGTACGGAGGTGCAAGGCGCATCAGCGATTCACGCTATCCGTTTTGTAAACTTGCTGGCGCAGAACCAAACCCTGACGCCAGCAACTGTTTTAATGCGGTCAACTATTGTCTTTCCAGACCTGCTGCGGAACTTTTGTCTCTCGCGCTTTGCCTTCGTGACCAGGCTTCATCGATCATGATTTCAATGTGCATACAGTTCCTCCTGAACTGGTTGCGTCAACCGACCGGTCAAACCCATAGTTTCTGACTTTCTCCATCAGCTCATCGGTCAGTTCGGAAACCCACTGAATAGCCAGCTGCTTCTCTTCGTCGCTGCACTCACTGGCCGCTACAAGCTTCAGAAAAAAATCAATGCGCTCCAGCTTTACTATCTCAAAAAGAAAATCCTGCATGTTCCCTCCATTCAACATACATACTGGACGCATATACAGTAATGAATTTTTCTCTAATGTAAAATATTTTTACTACATACAGGGGTAATATCACAGCAATCTCAACCATATAGAGCGAAAACTATAAAAATCCGCGTCAAATTGATAACCGGAATTAAAGTCGGTTGGCTGTTTGTGAGACATGCTGAAACTGGCAGGTCTGCCACACTGACCCACCCGACGATTCACAACCATTGCCGCCATTTATCATCTTCCTGCAAACGTCCGTTGCGGTAGAAAATGCGCATACCGGCCCCTGAAACCAGGCTTCCCCCGCTTAGCAGAAGATGGGTTTCATACGAACTGCCTGCAAATCCCCTCGCCCGAAGTTCAGCCTCCAGTTGCAGCTGCTGCGTTTCACTGATTTCCTGCTTATAGCTGCGCCTGACTTTAGGGCTGACCACTCTTAACCTTGCCAGCAGCGCCCCTCTCTCCCTTCGGCTCATGTTATTAAAGTCGGGATCAGCTCCCTTCTGCATTCCTGTAGCTGTTTCGACCGCATCCAAAACCCCTCTCCCGACACCGGTTCTGTTTGAATTTTCTACAGGGGGACAGTTATTGCCACAAGTCCAAGGGGCGCAAGCGCCCGTGTCGGCTGTCGCCTCCCGAAGGTCAACGGCTTTCCGAACCTTTTTCCATTTCACCGCATGCGTGCAGATGCGTCCCTCTGTTAACGGGGACCAGATGCCATAAACGCGAATGCCACGATCGCCATAGACGCCGGGTTCATCGTTAAGCTCGTAGGCTGTTCTGATAAGGTGATATTTTCGGGGAACCAGTACGCCGCCCTGCTTCATGATGTATGTAGCGAAACAGCCAACGTCAGCGGCCGCAAGCACGGCGTCAAGGCGGGGATTTTCCAGCACAGCGGCGCCGGACTTTTTGTTTCCGGCCGTGCGGTTCGCCTGGCTTGCCAGCAGGCGAAGCTCCCGGTAAGCCTGCCGGCCCGGAATCCCGAAGAAGCGGAACTGCTGCACACGATGCAAAGAGGCCCAGGCATTAACGTTTTCAGCATTATCACGCAGAGATTTACCGGTCTCTTTGCTGATCTCATTCCCCAGGCCACGCCCGTCGATATTCTTACTGATGTATTTGGCGATGTAGCTGGTTGGCGTCCCTTTGCGTGGGTTAATCAGTTCAGCTTTGAACCGTGGGCCGGTATTGTTTCCCAGCTCAGCACGGTCTTCCCTGATAGCAAACTTACGCAGCAGGGCTGTAATCTCCTTGCGATCCTTTTTGCGCATAAAGCACAACAGATGCCAGTGCACAGTGCCATCATGGTGCGGTTCAGCAACACGGACGCCATACCAGCGCAACGCCTTTTTATGCATAGCCTTGCGAAAAGCCTCGAACATTCTTACCAGATAATCGCTGCTCTGCCTTACGGTGGCCATGTTCCATAAGGGATTCGGTTTACCGTTTCTCAGGGTGGCGTGAAAACGTGACGGGCAAGTAATGGTGTAAAACACCGCGCAGTCGCCCCGCATTTCCGCGATCAACTCCATCCCTTTGATGCAGGCCATCATTTCATTGCGCCGGTGCGCCGGGTTGCTGCTACTGGCGTTCACCACGTCTTCCATATGCAGTGTGTCACCGGCTTCGTTAACTAATTCGTGTGAGCGGAAAAACTCCAGAGCACGGCGGCGCTGTTCGCGCTTGTGAATGACCGCTTCCTGGCTGACATAGGGCGACGTTTTTTTACTGACCAGGCAGGCAGCACGCAGCTGTTCTTCACGCCATTCACAGCGTAACTGCCACAATTTGCGATACCACCAGTCTGCGCAGCGCATACGAGCCAGAGAACCGGGAATAAGATCATAAGGCACCGGTTTACGTCTGTGTTTCTTTCTCCTCAGCCGTTCAAATGCGGGTGGCGTGATATTCAGCCGCAGAGTTTCTGAGGCCACATATTCCCATACGCGACGGATTTCTTCTGGCGTCACGTCGTCCCTGCCAAGCAGTCCATCACTGGCATTAATCAGACAGAGATCCATATGTGCAGCAACCAGGGTGGCGAGGCGTATTACCTGCTCCTGATTCATGGCGGCCAGATCCAGTAAACCATCCAGGCCGTCACGGCTCGCCATAAAACGAAATGAAGCGGAAATCTGGCTCTCACGAACACGAGCCAGCCGTTCAATGGCCGGACGGACAGTTTCACGCAGATAGCGGGAATAAATCTCCGGTCTGTCCAGGGTTGCCAGATAATCAATACGCTGGAGAAGAGGCTTACTGATAAAATGCGGTTCGGCACGCAAATCATCGAGAATGAGCGTATCGGGGTTATGGCGATGCTGTTCATGGGCCATCTTCGCCCGAGAGATGAGCCTCTCCTGCTCTGTTTCACGCCAGACAGGATCACGGGCATCGTTGAAGAAGTAGCGCCTCCATACCTCATCACTTTGCGCCTCCAGCCGAAATTTTTCGTGGCGATTATCGGCTGCGTATAAAGCGATCAGGTTTGAAAGCGGTGTTTCTCCAGGTGGAGACTCTGGCTCAAAATAGGGGTTAATCGCCTTCCTGGGGGCGTTCCAGGGATAAGCGACAGTGGCAGAGGAAGAGGCAGAGACATTCAGCCTCTGCCGCAGATTGCGATGCCCAGTCATGGCGATGAGAAAACTCTGCGAACCGGTCTTAATGCCATTCCCGCGATTCGTTCTCATAACGTTCCGCTTCACGGCGAAGCAACTCAGCAGCTTCAGTTCCGCTCATACCCTTTTGTGTGATGTGAGCGGCCAGTGCGTCCAGACGGATTGAGACGGCCAGTGCACGATTTTTACGTTCTTCACTTCGGGCTTTTGACAGTAAAGACTCCAGGGCAAAATCATTAACCTGGTAATTTACGGTTTCGATATTTTGCATTTCTCTTTCTCCTGAATACGGGCAAAACAATGCCCGGCGGGTTTACGCCATTAATTCCTGTTGTGGGTTAGTTCGGCATGGTTAGCCGTTTTGGAAATAAGCTCACCACTGCACGAAAATGATTCATTGCTTTAATTAACTCCCGTTTTTCGTCAGTAGTCAGATCATTAACATTGACGCTATGACGTTCTGCCGGGATTTTTGCCATAAAAAATATGGCTGCCAGTGCCCGCTCATTCTGTTTAAAGTTAACGTCGCGCGGATTGCGCATTTCTTTAATAAACCGCTCAAGCTCCGGTTCAATATTCAGGCCAAACACTTTAGCTCTTAATTCTGCTATATGATTCAGCCCGTCCAGACGTTGACCCGGGCTTAGTGGAATAGTCGCTGTAGCACCTTCGATAGCCATGATTTTTCCCGTTTAACAGTAGACAGGTCTGTCAGTAGCGCATCCTGAGAGCAGCACGGGTGCCAACGCTTGCCATCCTTTCCCATAATCCAGCCGTGTCCGTAGTGCATTGATGGGCTTTGTTTAACGAGAAGCGATGCAAAAGATGGTTTCTGTGTCAGCATAACCACCTCAGATCAAACCGAACGAAGCGCCCAAGCCTGTCACAGTATCAGAGGCGTTTGTCATCGCCGGGTGAGCCTGCAAACGGGCCTGTACTGATACAGCGGCCAATGCCATCAGTCGCATAACAGAGTTAATGCTGCTGATTACAGCGCGGCGGCCTGAGGTCGTTTTAACGTCACCAGATACAGTACTGGCCGCAACACGCCCAACTTCAGCGGTAGCGCTCATGACGTAATGCGGTAGTTTTTCTTTCGCCACTTCGTTCATTGGCACACATGGCAGGCAGTGAATCTGCGCCAGAAACCCGTCCACAAGTGTTGAGTCCTCTGTCAGATCAGTAAGCAGCCAGATTTCCGGAGCGGTGAGCTGATGAGGCTGGTCCGGGTTGAGCTTATTGCGAAGAGTTTGAGTGTTCATACCTGCGCGTTTCGCCAGAAGTGCCATGTTGTAACGTAAGGCAAATATCCGGCAGGCTTCTTCAAAGTGCGGATGTTTGGAAATCTTATAATCAAACATGAAAGCCCCTTAGCAAGTTCTCATAATGGAACTTACTGACCAACAATGACGCGGAAGTTGGAATGACCGAGCGATTCACGAACCTGATCGGTTTTGTACATCAGATAGCGCAGGCTTACGCGACCCTTATTTTTATCTTTTTTCACCATATATTTAGTGAGCTTACCATGATGAATTTTCTGATAGACAGAGCCACGGGAAATACCTTCCCATTCCGCGAACTCCGCAGGGGTAGCCATCTCCTTTGGTACACGAATTGAAATATCGGTGCTCATAGTGCAGTATCTCTTAGTTTTGATTCATTTTATCTCGATTCATACAGTTAAGGTTTGGTTTTGAAACCTTGAGTGGATATTAAGATCACTTTTTCTATACGTCAAGGGTTTGCTTATGAGATCAATCAAGGTTGGCAACGATAGCGGTGGGCGCGATGCGATTAACAGGCTTATCAAAGCCTACAATTTCAGTTCACGGCAGCAACTTTGTGATCATTTAGCTGTATCCAAAAGCACTATGGCAAACAGATACTTAAGAGATAGCTTTCCTGCTGAATGGGTTATCCAATGCGCCTTAGAAACGGGGGTCTCTTTGCTTTGGCTAACCACAGGCCAAGGCGAGAAGAATGACAATAGGGGCCCGGTAGAAAGTTTTGATTTTGTGAACCACAGTCACATTAAACCCCTTTCAGAAGTTGTCGCGCCGGAAATCGACAAGGCTACGTTGAGTGGGGGCGCTTTGGTAGAGTACGGCAAGGCCATACTGGACAGCAGCCTGATACCTTCTGGTATGTCAAACCCAATACTCGTTTCTGTAAATGATGATGATTATCTTATTGAGCGTAGTGCTGCCCAGGTTGTGAATGGAATATGGCTAATAGATATTGACGGAATAAAAAGCATCGCAAAAATTGCACGTTTACCGGGTAAGCGGTTGGTAGTCCATCAAGGCGAAACATCCTTTGAATGTTCTCTTGATGAAATTGAAGTTTTAGGTCGTGCAGTCAAGGAAATAAAGAACATCTAATTATGTCTATCAGAAAACAGCCAAACGGAAAATGGTTGTGTGAGTGTTACCCAAATGGACGTAATGGTAAGCGTGTGCGCAAGCAATTTGCGACGAAAGGAGAAGCCATAGCGTTCGAAAACTTCACTATGGAAGAAGTGAATAAAAAGCCCTGGTTGGGAGAGAAGGAAGACCGGCGGCACCTTTCAGAAGTGATTGATCAGTGGTATTCGCTTTACGGCCAGACGCTCGCAGATCCCAAACGCCTTATGGCGAAATTGAACATTATCTGTAACGGCTTGGGCGATCCCATCGCCTCGGAGTTAACTGCAGGTGACTTCACTAAATATCGCGAAGCCCGGTTAAAAGGCGAAGTCAGAAATGAAGATGGCGCACTTATGCCACCAGTTAAGCCCCGAACGGTAAATCTTGAGCAGCGTAACCTTTCTTCTGTTTTCGGTACCCTGAAAAAGTTAGGGCATTGGCCAGCTCCCAACCCGCTCGCCGGGCTACCAACATTCAAAATCGCAGAGAGTGAACTGGCGTTCTTAACGCTGGAAGAAATTAAGCGCCTATTGGATGCCTGCGCTGACTCTCAAAGCCCCAGCCTGTTGATGATCGCAAAGGTATGCCTGGCTACCGGCGCACGATGGAGTGAAGCTGAAAATCTGCAGGGCCATCAGTTATCGAAATATCGGATCACCTATACAAAGACCAAGGGCAAGAAAAACCGTACCGTGCCGATAACTCAGGAACTGTACGGCGAACTCCCCAAAAACAGAGGTAGGTTATTCACGCCGTGCAGAAAAGCCTTTGAACGCGCAGTAAAGCGGGCCGGTATTGAGTTGCCAGAGGGTCAATGTACTCACGTGCTGCGCCATACGTTCGCCAGCCACTTTATGATGAATGGTGGAAACATACTTGTTCTTAAAGAAATATTAGGGCATGCCGATATAAAAATGACAATGATTTATGCGCACTTTTCACCTGATCATTTAGAGGATGCTGTAACAAAAAACCCTTTACATGAATTAAAATGGACCTCACCATGATTCAAGAATCATTAATTATTTTTATAAAAAAACCAGAAAACTCTATCATACTTATAGCCTTGTACTTAACTTACCTCTTTATAGAATATACGAAAAACAAAAAAAATAATTATTTTGAAATGACTGAAGAGAGGCTAACAAAACAAAATCTATTTAAACAATCAATAAGAATACCAGTCATTTCATCATTATATTTTGGTATATTCTCATGGCTTGGACACTCTCCTCAATTTGATGCCGCAGGATTTGAAAACTTTATTGAAATAAGCAAGTTACCTATTGCTCTTCTTTCTCTTTCTATACCATTCGTAGCCATAGTTGTAAACATTCACAGAACAATACAAACTGAGAATCAAATTCGAAAGACACAAAAACAGATAGATTTAGTGACCGAGAAAAACCGCAGTGATGCCTACTACGCCCACCTTAAGAATTATTCTGATATATTTAAAACACTGCCATCATTTACTCTTTCACGTCGTGACAATACTACTTTCGAAAAAGGAGTTGTTGAATTATCAGTAGATCATACATATTCATTATATAAAAAAATATTCACTAAATCTTCAATCTCTACTGGATATAACAGTGAGGCCGATAGAAACTTCCTCAAAAAACTGGAAAATACATACGATAATATCGGATGTATAATAATAAAAAACAATGAAATTTACCCAAACCAAGTTAGTATATCCGATTTAGAGAACATTGAAGCTTTAGTGGTACTTTTGTGTAGAGAACTAGGCGTAAATTATGAACGAGAAGCAAACAATTTCGAGATTTTCAACCCGATTACAAATTTAGGAATAGCAACGTCATTTTCTGATGAAAGAGAAATCAAAGAAATGCTACGAGGCTTAAGAGACATATTGATATCTCTCTATATGCTAATTGATCAGAATCCAATTATTTTTCAAGGTAATATTAATAGCCAAGATTTTTTATCCCATTATGCTTACGAGCCAGATAATTTAATCTTTAAAGATATATTACCTATAGTTCATCAAGGCGAATAAGTGGCGGCAATTTGGCGGCAGGACACTAAAAACGAATAAAAAGGACAAATACTAGATAAAAATAACGCACTGTTTTTAAATCTAAATAGCTATTTTCTTTATGGTAAAAATACTATGTAGGAATTTCGGACGCGGGTTCAACTCCCGCCAGCTCCACCAAAATTCTCCATCGGTGATTACCAGACTCATCCGATGAAGTCCTGAAAGCCCGCACGGCACAAGCCCTGCGGGCTTTTTTGTGTCTGTAATCCCTGAGGCGGGAAAGCAGCCCTGCCGCCGATGACCGGCGACTGGAATGACGTCTGGCAGGCGCAGGGGGATATCGCCACACAGGCGCAGCTTGTTGCCTTTACGCAGCCGCAGAAGCCCAGCCCGTTTGAATCAGTCAGCGAGACCGACCTGAAAGCCATGAGCGCCAGCGAAAAGGCGGAGCTGCTTCTGGAGCATTACGGTCAGGCACTGGCCGTACCGCCGGTGGGCGAGGAAATCTGCCGCTATGAAAACGGCGCATGGCAGGTTATGGAAGCGAAGACGCTGCGCCGGGAACTCGCCGCGCTGTTTCAGAAGGTGCGCGCCCCGTTCTCGGCCGCCGGTATCGGCAGCGTGCTCGACACCCTGAAACTCATGGTGCCTCAGACGGGCGAACCGGCCCGCCGCCTGATTGGCTTTCGCAACGGCGTCTTTGACACCGTGACCGGCACCTTTGGCCCGCACCGCCGGGAGAACTGGCTGCGCACGGTTAACAGCGTGGACTATACCGACCCGCGTCCGGGGGAAAACCTCAAAGAATACGCCCCGTCTTTCTGGCAGTGGCTGACGCGGGCTGCCGGGCGTAATCACGACAAGCAGGAGCGTATCCTCGCGGCGTTATTTATGGTGCTGGCTAACCGCTACGACTGGCAGATGTTTCTTGAGGTCACCGGCCCCGGCGGCAGCGGTAAAAGCGTCATGGCCTCGATTGCCACTCTGCTGGCCGGAAAAGACAACACTACGTCAGCCACCATCGACACGCTGGAATCATCACGGGAACGTGCAAGCGTGGTTGGATTCTCGCTGATTATTATGCCCGATCAGGAGAAATGGAGCGGCGATGGGGCTGGCATCAAGGCGATTACCGGTGGCGATGCAGTAGCTATCGATCCCAAGTATCGCGATCCCTATTCAACCCATATACCGGCAGTGATTCTGGCGGTGAACAACAATCCGATGCGTTTCAGTGATCGCAGCGGCGGCGTGCCCCGTCGCCGGGTGATCCTGACCTTCCCGGAAGTGATACCGGCAAAAGAGCGTGACCCGCAACTGCTGGACAAAATCAGCACCGAGCTGGCTGTCATAGTGCGCCACCTGATGCTGCGCTTTGCGGCCCCGGACGAGGCCCGCGACCTGCTGCAGGCGCAGCAGAACTCCGGCGAGGCGCTGGATATCAAGCGCCAGGCTGACCCGCTGGTGGATCTCTGCGGCTACCTGATGTCGCTGAGCACCCCGAACGGGCTGTTTATGGGGAACGCGAACATCCGGCCCATAAACCCGAAGCGCTATCTGTATCACGCCTATCTGTCATTTATGGAATCGCGCGGCCATCAGCATCCGCTCAGCCTGACGGCTTTCGGCCAGGCGGTGCCGCAGACCCTAAAGGAGTACGAGCGCGTGCTGCTCAAGCGCCGGACGAATAACGGCGTTCAGACAAACCTCACGCTACATGAAGACAGCGAGGCAGATTGGTTGCCCACATGTAGCACCTGA